GTCTCTCTTGCATCTACCGTGACAATCTCCGCTGCTGCTTCCGCTGCTGCTAATTCCGCTGCTGCTAATTCCGCTGCTGCTAATTCCGCTGCTTCCGCTTCCGCTTCCGCTGCTGCTTCTGCTGCTTTCGAATCACTCTTAGATTTAAATTTAGACAGCATCCCATTAAAGGACTTGGACTTGGGTTTAGAAATAGACTTTGTCTTTTTAAGTCCTTTAAAAGGGGGCAACTTGTCTACTAGAGACGATAGAGTATATTGACCGTCTTGTATCGACCGAATTCGCCATAGTTTATTCTGATACAAAACCGCGTTCCCTATCTTCACTTCTGGTAAAAAGTAATACCCTTTTAGTTCTTTTTGGTTTTGTTCGGTGACGATCTGTTGAGTGCCATTCGGATGAAGGGCAATCTCGCCTGGTTTAAACTTATGTCGTAGTGTTCTCCTTGAGGTAGGGGTCTGCATGTCTCGTTTACGTTCACTTGTAACCCAATTTCGAGTAGCGTTCCAATTTTTTTTGGATGCCGGATATCGTTTTGGCGGGCGATCTAGACTGAATCGTTCTCCATATTCTTTAGACTCATCCTTGTCTAGACAATTCGTGTTGCAGGTAAGCACTGAAATATAGATAGGACTATCCTTGAAATGCTTGTTGTAAGCGGTAATCACATCCAATACATCCGACAGAGACAAGTCGCCGTTTTTGAAATTATATAACTTTTTGCCTGTGGTGCAACATTCAATATAACTATCAAACTTGTCTCCTGGAAGAGGACCAAACTCCATTTGATAATACTTTTTGGTCGCTATAAATTTACGTTTGTAATCACCTTTACGTTTGTGAATAGATTTACGACAAAACGAATCCTTGTAGTCATCGTCATAATAAATACATTCGTTCTCAAACGCGTAAACCAATAGTTTTGCAGTTTTCAACTTGACGGTTTCGTTTTTACGATAGCAACCATGTGTGGTAATCAGATACCGCATATAGGTACAGGTGATTTTAAATGTTTCACTCCGACACTCGTAAGTATTTTAAACATATCTTACCTCTATTCTATAGATGAGCATTTGGAAAGATCGTTTCAACCTAAAGCATTACCTTCTGGACCCCTTTTCCGTAATTGTCAAGTTGGCGATCTTAGGTAAAAAACCCATCGGCACGAAGATCCTGATCCAGACCAACTGTTTTTACTTCCAAGAACCCGGTATTTTTCAACCCATTGCTCGAACCTATTATCAATCGAATAAAATAGATATTCAGTATCTATTTAATCCCATTTATCAGGCGTGTGAAAACTACTTGAAAGAAAATAACATGAAATATGCGCTCTTGTTCATGTCTGCACTTGAAGGAATCAAACGCCTCATGGAAACCTATTCCGACTGTTCTATCATCGGTCTTTGTCTCAGTTACTATTATTGTATCATCGACCAATACATCCAGCGAACCCAGAACGCTCGTCTCTTTTATCGAGACAACCTATCTGATTTGTATACACCCGACCTGATCCGACATTTTCAAACCGGATGGACCGAAGACAAGATCAAGATTGTGCTGGACATTGTTGCCTTTTTAGCGCAAGATCAGAAAGCAGAGTCGAACATTCGATCTTTAGAAACCCTCATGGAAAACAATGATCTCTTTTTTCGTGAACTATTTTTAACCCTTTAATACAATGCCGCATATTGAAAAAATCGTCGTATTCCTAAAAATATTATTTATTGTCTCTGCAATCCTAAAATTGTTTGCACAAAAAAAACATCCGAAATTAACGATTGAATTACGCATCGTGCATATCCTTTATTACAACGCCTCCTTATTTCTTTTTATGTATTGGTTTAATCCTTGGTCCAATAAAGTTTGTTTAGAAGGGGAAGAGAAAATCATTGTTTTTTCATTCGCTCTCATTGAATTCATCCAAGAAATGATTCCCGATCTCTTTTAAGTATTCACGCTTACGCTATTTTGGTGACTTGTAATTTGATAGATTGACGGGGTATATCATACATATGATTGGACGATGCAAGTAGATAGATGGAGCCAGATGAGGACAACGTCACCATTCCACTTATAGAATGAACAAACCCCGATGCTATATGCTGTCTTTTAATATTGATATAACCATGAAAACTTACACTTATGTTAGAGGTATTTATACTCAATACGGTATATCCTGTAACATTACTCACAGCACATAAACAAAACCCATTTACAAAATATACTCCAGGTGGGACATCGAGTGATGCAATAAGATGGACCTTATCCATCCCGGTAAGAGTGTAATCGGTCGTTTTTTCAGGCATGGTAATCGTATACCCGACCTGTTTTTCTGTTAAGGTCGGAAGGGTTTTATAGTTATAATAAATCGGAACACTGCAATTAATATTACCACTGTAATTAATATTACCACTGCAATTAATATTACCACTGCAATTAATATTACCACTGCAATTAATATTACCACTGCAATTGATCGTTCCGTATAAATTCGTTGTAACCAATTCAGACCCTAGATTCACCACGCCTGAATTTCCTATACCATCCGTCAAAGCACTGACCGTCAATAAGGTTTCCTCCGTATTGATGGGTCCATGTTTAAACAGCAAAGATTCGTTATTGTAAGTATAACCGTCATACTGGAGAGTGTTTACGAGATCCGAGATGAAAATCGGTACTGTTTTTACACCGTAGGGTGCATTCACGGTGATGGTAGTATCCGTCGGAGTAACTGGAACCAGTACGGTTCCAAATGTCACGTTTTTTATTCGAATTAAATTCGTTCCCGTGATCGTAACCAGAGTATTCTTTTTCCCAGTGGTTGGAGAAATTCGCGTAATCGTCGGCAAGGTAGGGTCAAAATAGATTGTATTTAAACCCATCGTCAGCACAATTCTTTGATTTCCAATATATCCTGAATAAGAGAATACTGCCTTCGTTGCATCATTCAGAGTATTTGTATATACCGTATCACCTATTTTCACTACGGCATTCGAAAGATTTGTCCCTGAAACGGTGATGACATCCATCGATTGTGTTACTTCATTAATGGTAGGTAATGTTTTAGTATAGGATATGGCATTTGTTCCATCTGATAGGTCAATCTTTTGAGTTCCAATAAATCTTGGATAATAAAATAGAATCGAATCGGCACTCGTGTTTGTATTCGGTACTACGAATGAAAAATTACCAACCGTTAGAGAGGTATACCCCGCGAGGTTCGTTCCAAATACTTTTATTTCATTCATATTTTGCGTGACATTTGTGATGGTAGGCAATGTGGTCGAACGATAAGAAATGCTATTTATTTGATCCGAGATGACAATTTCTTGGTTTCCAAGGATGCCTGTATAATTAAAGGTAAAATACCCAGAAGAGGTTAACACCCCGAATGAAAATCCACCAACCGTCACCGTTATATAAATCGGAAGGTTTGTTCCAAATACGATGATGTCAGTAATATTTTGGGTGACATTCGTGATGGTAGGCAATGCGCTAGTATAAGAAATCGTATTTGTTCCATTGCTGATGACTATCACTTGTGTTCCAATAAATCCATTATACTCAAAGGCAATAGAATTGGAAGTAGGGGATGATTCGATAGACACGCCGCCAACCGTAACCGAGGTATATCCCGTCAAGTTCGTTCCAAATACGTTGATTGCATCCCTATTTTGAGTGACATTCGTGATTGTAGGTAATGTGTTAGAACGATAAGGTATATTATTTGTTCCATCCGAGATGACCATTTCTTGATTTCCAATAATCCCTTCATAATTAAAACTAATATGATCGTGAGTGCTTACCACAGAACTTGAAAAGTTGCCAATTGTCACAGATATATAATTATCGAGGTTCGTTCCAAACATCATGATTGCATTGTTATTTTGAGTCACATTCGTAATGGTAGGCAATGTGGTAGAACTATAAGGGATCGTATTTGTTCCATTGCTGAGGATAATCTGTTGAGTTCCAATCTCGCCCGTATAATTAAAGGTAACATAACCGGATTCAAAACGGGTATTCGTCACTCCAGTTGACGCGCCACCCACTGTCGCCGGTTGGTCATAGTCCGTCAAGTTTGTCCCAAATACTTTGATGACATTGTTGTTTTGGGTGTCATTTGTGATGGTAGGTATTGTGATAGAACTAAACGCCACTGTATTTTGTGTATCACGGATTCGAATGACTTGCGTTCCAATGTTTCCTGTATAGGTAAATACAAACACATTGGTATTCGCGTATTGGAACGAACCATTCAAGTCCCCGACTGTAACCGTAGTATAGTTCGCCAGGTTTGTTCCAAAAACCCTTATGACATTATTTGTTTGGGTAAAAGACTTGATTTCAGGTAATGTGGTCGAACGATAAGGTATGTTATGTGTTCCATCCGAAAGGACAATCTCTTGGTTTCCAAGAACGCCTGTATAATTAAAGGTAATAGAATCGGGACTAGTGTTTGACACTTCAGATGAAACGTCCCCAACCGTCACCGAGTTATACGTCGCGAGGTTCGTTCCAAAAAGGGTGATTGCAGTATTGTTTTGTGTGACATTGGTGATGGTAGGCAAGGTGGCAGTATAGGGGATGGTATTGGTTGGATTGCTGAGGATAATCTCTTGGTTTCCAAGGACGCCTGTATAATTAAACGTAACATACTCGGAAGTAGCGCTGGTCACAACTCTTGAAGTGTTCCCAACCGTCACCGGTAGATTATAACTCGCGAGGTTTGTTCCAAAGACTTTGATGACATACTTATTTTGTATGATATTTGTGATGGTAGGTATTGCGGTAGAACGAATTGCGATCGTATTTTGTGTATCACTAATTCGAATAACTTGATCGCCAATGTTTCCTGTATAGGTAAATACAAACGAATTGGTATTCGCGTATTGGAACAAACTATTCGAGTCTCCGACCGTAACCGTAGTATAGTTTGTCAGATTTGTTCCAAAAATACTTATATTATTATTCAATTGGGTAAAAGATTTGATGGTAGGTAATGTGGTAGAACTATAATAGATCGTATTTGTTCCATTGCTTATAATAATCTCTTGGTTTCCAAGAACGCCTGTATAATTAAACGTGACATACTCGGAAGTAGCGGTTGATGGTCCAGATGACACGCCTCCAACCGTGACAGAGGTATAACCTGTTAGGTTCGTTCCAAAGACTTTTATTGCACTGTTATTTTGAGTGACGTTCGTGATCGTAGGCAATGAGGCAGAATAGGAAATCGTATTTGTTTCATTGCTGATGACAATCGCTTGGTTCCCAATAAGTCCTTTATAATCAAAGGAAACATACTCGGACGTAGTGTTTATATTCGTCACTCCTGTTGAAATACCACTCACCGTCACAAATATATATCCCGCCAAGTTCGTTCCAAACACTTTGATTGCATCCCTATTTTGAGTCACATTTGTAATCGTAGGCAATGTGGTAGAACGATACGAAATCGGGTTTGTTCCATCTGTAATGACCATCTCTTGGTTTCCAAGGAAACCTGTATAATGAAAGGTAATATACTCGGAAGTTGCGCTTAATACACTGGCGGAAGTTCCGCCAACCGTCGCCGTATTATAGTTCGCCAGATTTGTTCCAGATACTTTTATGGTATTCCTATTCTGGATGACATCCGTGATCCTCTGTATTATGGTATACCATGCACTAGAATCATAATACACCTGGTTTACACCATTGCTTATTGTAATATCTTTATTTAAAATAGAATCATTATAATTAAATGTAATAGAATTGGAAGGTGCATTTGATCCTCCGGTTGAATTTCCATTCACCGTAATTGTGGTATATCCACTGATATTGCTTCCAAATAATTGGATGACATTCTTACTTTGAATCACTTTTGTGATGGTAGGCAAAAAACTAGTATTATAATAGATGGGTCTATAATAAAGACTACTAATCGTAAATGTTTTATTGGATAGAGTTCCTGTGTAATTGTAAGTGAAATAGGAATAAGGAGATTGATTATTCCCATCTGTAGTGATTAATGTTCTACCATCCACATAAATATAATGCTCCAGACTATCCCCAAAAAAGGTTACCGTATTTTTTGATTGAGACAAACCCGTGATCTTTGTAATACCCCACCCCCAACCATAACCAAATCCTTGATTCATATCTACGATTTTATTTTGTATATTCCCTGAATAAGTAAATCTAACCGTAGTTAAAGTTCCAATAATACCACCAAATGCACCACCCCAGTCATCAAAATAAGTATACGGCAAAAAATCCCCGGGCGGTACTACGACTCCATCTATTTTAACGTGACATGTCATTTGCGAACCCTCTATTGTGACTATATTACCTTCTTGTTTTATATAATTCATTATAGTTTACAAACATAATTTATTAAAAGTTATATTCTTTGAAACATATTCAAAATGTTAAATATAAACACTTAACCGTTCCCGATCAGGACATGACCGGACTTGTTATAAAGCATCAACTTGATTTCTTCTTTGATTTGATTGAGACAATCGTCGATTTCTTTGTTGTTCAAATACCTCAAAAACTTATCCTTGAGATCTGCATCGGGGTTAGAGTCCAACCATTCCTCCAGCATCATTTCTTTTTCTTCGTATAACTTGTGGAGTTCATCCCTTTTGTTGGCAAGGTTCCAGTTGTTCCCGTCAAATACCATCAAATATTTATCTTTCATGTTCGAAATATAAATATTCATATTTTCTGGTTTCAATGGATTAAAGTGTATCTTTTCAATCAAGGTTTTGACACAATGATTGACTTTCTTGATACATTTCCGGTAATCGTCGTCCGTGAGATGCGAGACATCCGTGTCTCGGTAAGATAATAGAGTAATGTTGTTTTGGATGTTGGTCGTATTAAACGACCCATGAATCTCTAACTTCCCCCTCAGTTTTTCGATTTGTTTATTTTGTGTTTGAATTTGTTTTTGTAATTCTTGTTTGTCTTCACGGTGTTGATCCATCTGTTGATTGAGGAGTCGAACCAATTCTTTTAAATCCTCGTCGTTACTTTTCATACAGGTATATTTGATATGACGATACATGGATTGTTTAAACTTAAATTCTTTGTCACAATACTTGCACAAATGAATGTCTATAGACAAGGTCTTGTGTTTTTTTGTAGTTAAATGTTTGTTGTAATTCGCTTGACTGGTCGTCTTGTAATCACAGCAACGGCACCATTTTTCCATCGTATAGGGTAGGATAGTAGGTTCTATTTAAATGATGTTGACTAAATGTTGACTTTTGTTTGTAAAATGTTGACTTTTGTTGACTAAAAGTAACACTTCGAACCGTGACCATATAGGGTGTCTAAAAAGTTTGCGTTTTTATTTTATGCTCTCCGAACTCCGTTACTTTTTGTTACTTTTTATTACAAAGTTGCGACAACCTTCCGATGCAGACATGCCTCGGGACCTGTTTCGTAAAAGGACAGCATAAACCGAAAAGATTACTTTTTAGTCAACCCATTTTTTAGAAATAGTTGCGAGAGAGAGAGAATGAAAAAAAATATATTAGAAAATAAAAATCTTTGTCTCAAGATAAAATTTAAAATAAAAGTTTCAAAAATATAAATCAAAAAAGATAAATCACTTTTTAATACTATTTAAAAAAAAATACGCATACCTTGTAGAATGAACAAACAAGAGGTATTCGACATGATTCGACGAGCGGAACAAATGAAACACCCCCTCAGGCATTATCCGAATAAAACAATTGTTCATTATGGAGACCTAACCCATTCCCAATCGATCCTTGGATTTAAGGCAGCGTCCATTAAGTTGGGATGTCGCACCTTGACGGCGGATGCTACGGAATCGTTGGAAGATAGCGTGCATACTCTACAATATTATGGAGATGTATTGGTCATGTACCACAATCGCCCTGATGCGATCTCACGTGCATTGAATGTTTCACAGATTCCGGTCATTCAAGGGGGTCTTTATTCCAATACATCACAAGCGCTTACGGATCTATATACGTTATTCAAGGAACTGCGGTTTCGTGGAATCCAACTAGATTCCGAAGAACGAGAACCCTTACAGGTGACTTTTCTGGGATACAGTCGCGCGGTGAGTCCCTTTGTCAAACTATTGGAATTATTTCCAAAAATAGAATACCATTATACACAGAAGGAGATTCCATCTAACACGGATGTCTTGTATGTCTCTTGCCAACAAGGTCCAGAAGAATACCGTGTAGACCGCGATTTTTTGAAAACAACCAAACCTACTCTGATTTTGATGCATCCTTTCCCGCGAAAAGATGAAATTTCTACAGACGCAGACACAAATCCACGATCGGTTTATTTTCATCAAATCGAGAACGGACATTATATGCGAATGGCGATCCTAGACAAGGTATTGTCCATGTCCTGTTCGCCTACATTCTGGGAATGGTGTGTGATCCTGTGGTATTCGATTATATATCAAACGTATCGTCGATGTTTTCACGCTGACCGGTAGACAATTCAGGGGTTTGTGTCTGCGTCAGTTTCTGCATTAAAGAACGCCATGTTTGTGGATGTTTAATGTTTTTCAGATAGGCGCTTGTAAATACACAACCCATGACATGCTCAAAACTGAGTTCATCGTCTTGTGAACTACTGATCAATAAACATGTCCTTTTGTCTCGGGTTTCCCGAGGTTGATCCAATCCTTCGCCCAGCGATACGTAAGGTCAAATAGATTTCCACTGTGACAAGGGTAGATTCTTTGTCCATGAAATCTAGATAGGACCAAAACTCGTCGCGTGTAATGATTTCAGATTCCGCGCAAAAAATCGCGTCGGGTATACCATGTCCACTGTAATAAAAAAACAAGGTTCCTTTCTGTTGCAACAATCGTTTGAATTCGGTTACAATATTTTGTTTGGTTTTAGGGTATTGTCCGTCATGACAATCGTGTCATAACCGACCAAAGTTTCTTTGATTATCATGAAGGGGTCTAGGGCGTGTTCGGTATTGACCTAATTGATTCCTATCAAAAGAGCATGTTTAAGCATATATATTGTCTCTGATAAATATATATGCCAAATTCTACAGCGAACGTAAAAGCGCGTAAACCTCGTCCTGCACCCGTGCGTAAACCGAAACGACCCACAAAGAAAACCTTGAAAGGGATCGAATCTCTTGCTTCCAATACAGCAAACAATGTCGTTCAACGTACCTTGAAAGAATTTCAAAAGATTAGAAATATCGCCCAATATAAAGGCGAAGGACCCGCCCAAGAAACCCATTCTTACGGAGTTCTGAGTGATCCTTCTGCTCGCGAACCGTCTGCCAAGAAACCTCGCCCCAAACCGGTGCGTAGAACGAAAAAACAATTTAATGCGACCACAAACCCCTATTCCATCAACATGGTGATGAACAATCCGGTCAAGATCGCCAAGGTCAAGATTTCCAGTGTCAGAAAATCCGTCGCCAAGAAACCGAGCGCCCGAAAGGGATTTTCCCTAAATCAAGTGACTTTTCCGGACACACCACATGTGCCTTCCCAGGTGCCTAGAATCATGACCTTAGATGAATTGGTGCATAGCAATGTTTCACTGAACCAAGCAAAGGCGAACGCTCAGCGTAACGCTCAAATGTTTGTAAGTGCATTTGCGAAGCGAAAAAGCGCAGCAAAACAAAGAAAACCGAAAGGGAAAGCAATCTAATGCTTTAGGATTCTACTTTTAAAATACTTTTGATCTTATCCTGTAAAAAAGGACGACACATTTCTAAGAAAACTCGCATGAAAGGATTGACATGGAAAAGGCGGAATTGTATCAAGGTCGCCTGGTATTTTTGGATCAATCGTTGCAATGCCATGGTCAGTTCAAACGTATACCATTCTATTTTAAAGTCTTGACAATCCATGGACCACTCCCAGGTCATGTGTTCCGGTTTATGAGACAAAAAGAGTTCAATATGTTCTACAATTTGGGAAACCTTTTTGTCTCGCGCTTCGCGAACACAGGTATGATAAGACACATGATTCTCTAGTTGTTTAGAGATATGAAAAGAATGCAATCCTGGATCTACGAGACAAAACCGGCATTGCATACTTTACCTTTTTATTCATATAGCATATAGATGAGCGAATTAGATTTGTTGACGACTCTATTAGAGTCTAAGATTCGTTATAATGCCATCACCTCAGATGGAAATTGTTTTTTTCATGCGTTAGAATATGCTTTAGGGAACTGCGATATAGGGGATAAAAAGAACCCCCTATACAATCAAACTCGCCAAGAGGTGTCCGATTTGTTAATTGCAAAATACAACGAGGATCTTGATCTAATGGATTTAGTCAACGAAGTAGACACTAAAAATCATTGGGTTGAGATCGAACGAATACAAGAAAAAATTAAATTTATGCAACACTTTCGTAACAGTTATGTATATTCTACCGAAGAAGTGATTTATTTTAGCGCTTTGTTGAAAAAGAAAATTTTGTTTATTGTAAGAGAAGAACCAGACCCCGATGGATTTGTAGGGGACTTTCAGACGACACTGATTATTCCAAAAGGCGTACCAATTCGCCCAGAGAATGTTCTAGTGATGATTCATTCGGATGGAATACATTACAATACGCTACAATATCCGCTGAAAATTACCGATAAGTTTTTGACAATGATTCGAAGATACAATGATTCGCCGGATGGTTTACGGTTTACCGATGTTCCCGGGATCAGTATCAAAGTTGGAATCTTGAAAACCGTTCTTCGTCACTATGTTGGATTAAACCAAATCATAATAAATGCACAAATCAGGTCGAATCATGAGATGGCGCTAAGACTCGCGAGTGAGGTCAATCTGAATTTGGTGATTCCTGAAAAATCGAAGAGTTTAGACAATGCATATTCGCAGAATGAAATAAATCGTATGGTTCGAGAAATAGATCATCAGGTCGAACGTAAAAAACAAGAGAACCTAATCTTTTTACACCTTTGCACATTTAAAACGCCGATTAAAAACTTATTTTTTTTATTTTTTCAACTTATTATTTTTATCTTTTTCTTACGTGTTTTTATCTTTTTCTTACTTGTTTTTATCTTTTTCTTACTTGTTTTTATCTTTTTCTTACCAGCTGTTAATGATTTACTTTTACTTCTTTGCATTTGTACAACACCGATACATTTGTTTAAATCAGACACACTTATTTTTTGCACATCTATATTTTTTTTTTTTAATAGTATGCTACTACATAATCTATGTAGTCCATCTAAAACATCTAAATTACTTTCAGATACTATTAATGGATAATTTAAATCAGCCTTATTTATAGCCTCTATATGATATGGTGCTTTTTTTGGATTAGCAAGAACTTCATACGGAGATATATCATTTCCTTCTTTATCATCCCAATACTTAGATGAAAGACTATTATTAAACGCAGATATAGGTAAGTTTATTATAGGTTTATTTTTAGCACATTCCCATAATTGTTCTATTTTATATGAGTGTGTGTCTAAATAGTTTCTTTCATCAGATGTAAAATCCATTTTATTATAATTAGTTGAGATTTTATTTTTACAATTTATTATTATATCATTAAATATCGATAGATTAATATTATCTAAAATAATTAATTTATTATAGAAAGTATTTGTAAATTTAAACTGATATTTTTTGTAAAAAGAATTAGTAAATAAACATAATAATATATTATATGCTGTTCCATATCAACATTTTACCAATTCAATTGAAAATTATTTCAGTATGTTAAAGTCAAGATTACAAAAGTTAGATGGATTAACACACGAAAAACTAAAAGAAAATATAGAAAAGGTTATAAAAGACATTCCAAAGGAAAAATATGAAAATATATTTAAGGGAGCATATAATAGAACAGAAAAATATGTAAAGAAACCATCAAATAGAACACGGAAACTAAAAAATTACCTGCCTTAAAATCGGCGTTTTAAATGTGCAAAGGTGTAAAAAGATTAGGTT